ACGGTATCTTTGGCATACCAATTAAATAGTTTATCCTGAACTTCCTCACTGAACTTGGTATTATCATCAATACCCAGTGCCTCAAAGCCTTTGCGATCCTTAATGTCTCGTAGTGTGCGCCCGACAAACTGATGCTTACCAACCGGAGTATGTATCTGGTCAGTTGTTGATTTGGTCTTAGACCATTCTGCGTAAGGCCCATCTTCTTCTACAAACGTCAGAAGCTGTTTCATAGTCATTTCAGAGACACGCTTTTGGTTTTTAAACAGCTTAGTTTCTTGGTTCTGCCATATAGCATTAATATTGTTATCAGACTCACCCAAGACCAGAGCGTTGTTGATGGGTGTATAGCCTGTGGAAGTGGTTTCTGAGACAGTAGGACTACCTGCATTTAAAGCTGCACCAGTGTCATCAGTGCCATTAACTACTGAAACTGGTTCAACTTCAGGGACAGTAGCTGTTTGATTTACTTTAGGGAAATCCATTTTAGAAATCCAAGTATTAAGATTATCTAAATCTGGATTCAGAAGTGCATAACTAAGTACACTGCTATATGCTTGTTTATCGGATACATCAAAACCATAAGTATTCATGGCAGACTTAGCCATCTTTGCAGCCTTAGCATTAGCAGCTTCTGTTGTTTTTAATGCTTCAGCAGTATCTGCTTTAGCTTTAGCCTTGGCTTTAATTTCGTCTTTGTTTAGCTCAAGGTAGTTGCCTACAGCCCTACCAACTCCCTGAATAATGCTCTCTTTTTCGGGTGCTTGGGCGAAGGAAATAGAACCATCATTAACGCCTGCTTCAATATCACGCCAACCCATCAGCAAGCTCCTCTTCCATTACTTCTTCTTCAGCAGGCATCTCAGGCTCTAATTCATCATCGCCTAGCATTGCCGCCTGTTCATCCGTTGTTGCTGCTGTAGCGTCCTCTGGGGGCGGGGCAGACATAAGCCCACCAGCGTCCTCTTCAGGGGCCATAGCTGCCTCTGCCATTTCTTGCTGATCTATCTCTTCATCATCGTCTTCTAGCAGCCCTAGAGAGGCCCGTAATAGGGTTGGAGTGATCTGGATACGATCCTTATCCTCAACGCCCATCTCGTATTTTATATTCATGCTCTTTGCGACGATCTCTATGTATCGTGCCAGAGGGCCAGCAATCAGGATAGCCAAGTCAATGGGCAGCTTACCTTTAGAAATACCCTGCATCAGAAGACCTGATACAATGGTAGTAATATGCACATCAATCTGCAGCATAGCCGCAATCAACTCAGTCTCTTGCTCTTCATCCATTTTCTTGAGGTAGTAGTCTACGGCTTCATCATAGTTCGTAATGTCTGGTGGCCTGTGCCACGCATAGTTTCGTGTATCTGCAGTGAAGTTAGCACCGGGAATTGGGGCTTTAAATTCCATTATCTTCTTCCCCTTTTTTGGACTTAGACTTCTTCTTAGAGCCTTTAGTCTCTTCGTTAGCTTCTAAGAATTTCTCTTCAAACTCATCAAAGAATGCAGGGCTGTAGTAGATGCCACCTTCTGTAGCTTCAGAAATTTTATCTGCAGTATTTCCTTTTAGGAAATCTTTGACTGACTTCTTTATCGCATCCTCAAACTTCATTTTATAGCTCCGTAGTTAACCATTAAGTAACCCTCTGGGCCTGCCATAACTGCATGTGGATGGGTCTTCTGGACTTCTTGTGCAATAACGCCAAAGGTTGGATAACGATCTGCACCGACCCGTAGGCCTTCCTCATTCCAATCCCACTCATAGAAGTTAACCCCTTTAAGGGTATCTATCTTGCGGATATTAGTCTTGAGCCGTTCATCAGACATGTTAAACAGAGTAACAAGTTTTATTGCCGTATCTAGGCCATCGCCTACTTTATTGCGTTTAACTGGCTGCGTCTGGTTATACTGCCCAGTGATCTGAGCTTTCAGTATCTCCATATCACGTTCTGACTCACTCTCAAAGGCCTTAAATATATAATCTAGGAAGCTATCTGCTGTATCCCAGAGCCTGTTTTGGGCTTCTGTGCTGATGTCTAACTTATTCTTTACGTCAGAAGACATGGCTTCAAACGCCATCTTAGTATTCGTAGTAAGAACTGACTGACGCCACTTAGCGTTACTAACATCAATGTTGTACTGCATGTCTGCATAGAACCTGTCTCTGCTGTCATCCATTTCAGCATTAAATTCTGCAGTGTTGTTCACTTCTCCCGCATTAAACTTTATCATCGCGTTCATTTCAGACGCATTTTGCAGACTGATTTGTGTCTGTAAATTATCGTAAAACTTATTATATTCATTCTGAGTTTCAGCCGTAAATAAACGCTGGGCATTTATAATTTTGCTGTCTTCAAAGAGTGCCTGTACCATTTGCTCTTTGTTGATGACCTCAGCCTGTTGCTCATTAGTCAGATTACTAATGTCCATCTCTAGGAAGGCCTTGGCATTCTGGACAGCCGCTGCCTGTCGAGCGTCTAGGTTACCCAATTCAAAATTAGCTAAAATCTTAGCTTTGTTGATTGTGGCTTCCTGTCGGTTGTCTAAGTTTTTTACTGTTATTGACTGAAAGAAGGCTGCTTCTTTGTCAGCAATACCCAAGGTCGCTTCCATAATAGCATTAGCGTATGCTGCAGTGGCTGCTGATCCGGTCATTCCACCAAAGGCAATACTCTTCTGTACTTCCCGTAGAGTACCCTGCGCCCAAGTAGGAATCCGTGGCTCTCCGTTACTGTCGGTAAATTCTGCAGAGATAATCTTCATCTGCCCTAGCATGGTTGCCTTGGCGTCTGTGTAGTTACCTTGTCCTAGCTTTTGAGCCAGTAGCTTACCTTCAGGGGTGCTTGTATCAATTACTGTAGAGATATTCTGGCTGGCAAAGTCATCAAGCGAAGTGCCTAAAACTCCAGTACCTTCAGCCTCTGCTTCTACATCAATAGTAATGCCAGCAGCATCTACCAGATTGTCAGAGTCAATTTTTCCAGTAACCGCCTTAACTTTAGTCTTATCTGTTAGCTTATCAGCGTTAGTTTCAGCAGTATAAGTAGTGACATCAGGCTGATTAACATCTGCTACATCTGTGGCTGTGCCTGTCTGGGTAGAAATGGTAGGGTCACCAGCTAGTTGGTACTTTTCAGCATCACCGTCTAGTGTAGTTCCTTCAGCGTCTGCATCCATCTCAGGTACAATGTCTGCGTAGCTAATCCCTCTGCTGTCTAGCCATGCTTGAGGGTCAGCCAGTATAGCTTGCATGTCTGCCTGATTATCGGCTACACCAGAGGCCTTAGCCCACTCTGCAATCTTATCAGCGTCTATCGCAGAGGTAGCCCCAGCACTTCCAGCAGCGGCGTCACCAGCGGCTGCATTATCTCCAGCCTCTTTCATAATCTGATCGGCTTTGTCGTTATCTCCGTTAGCTATGTGCATCTCGGCCTGTCGCTCATAGCCCGTTTTACCATCATCGCCCTTTATAGAGAGGGTATCTTTATATGAACCATCCTTCTGTTTGGTTACAGCATATGGTAGATTTAAGAAGTTCATACTGTAGAAAGTACCATCTGATTTAGCATATATGGCTCTTGATTGGCCCTTATCATCTCTTCCAGTCACTACTTCATCATCTGTTTTAGCCCCACCAAGCCACGACAAGGCTCCAGAAATTAGTCCGGTCCCTAAAAGTTTACCTTCTTTTTTTTTGCCTTTTACTTCGTTCAATGCCGCTGCTGTAGACTTTATAGTAGTAGTTTTATCGTTCATAATACCTGAGTATTCGGCATCTCCATTATCGTCTGAACCATATCCACTGCCGCTTTTATTTACCGCTACAGCCTGACCTTTATTATCCCCAGAGTCATACTGAAGTTCACCTTTTACATAGGAAGCCCCATCATCTTTTGTAAAAGTATTAGCTACAGATTCCTTGAAACTGTTACCACCGCCAAAATTGTCTGACCAAAAACCCATTACATATTCTCCTTAGCTTCTTCGCAGGCTCTAATCTGATCTCTAAGAGCGGCATAATCTTTTATAATTTGCTCAATGGCTGAACTTGTGGCTGGAAGTCCTTCGACTTCTTTAGCCAGTTTTTCGTTATATGCTGAATCATAGGTTGCTATGCTGGGGCAGAATACGTCTAGGTTTGTCCTATAAACCGTTTCCGCGCAGCCTGTCAGTGAGACCAGCCCTATCAGTAATAGAAGTTTTTTCATGTTCGGAAATTGCCTTGTAAAAGTCAGTAGACTTTTTTTGTGTCTGAAGATCATCCTTCAGTACTTTGTTCTGTTCTTCCGCTGAACCTTTGACCCGCCCCATTATATAAATAATAGGAAGGGCAAGAGCTAATGCTGCAATAATGTATGTTTTGATCTTCCCAAAAACGAACATTAGTGTACGCCTTCTTTGTGATCCTTCATTCGGGCGTAGGCTGCTAAGGCAATCCCGCCAATAGCCACAACTAAGAAGAGAGTTTTCATGCTTGCAGCATACGGGACCAGTGCCTGTAGCTGTGGTGCTAGTTCGCCTAGCATAGTTGCAGTACCTGCTACACCTACACCAGCCATTGTCTTAGACTGAGAGAGCTTCTTGGGTGCGGCTGCAGTTACTTTCTGAGGCATCTCAGGGCCACGCTCATCACTGGGCAGGGCTGCTTCCATAGAGAAGATAGATGCCTCTGCAGCACGGCGTCTAGTAAGTCCAGCGAGGGGCTTTAGTACGCCCTTAACCCGCGCCTTATTCCATTTCATCATTTCAGAAGGTACTTCTTCGTACTCTCCTTTATTTAATTTCTTCAGTAAGGTAGAGGTAGCTAGGTTGCCCTCGCCTAAATTATAAGTCCACGATACCAGACTGTCGAATTGTCCTTGGGTCAGAGGTACATTAACCTTACGCTTTACTGCGCCTTCAAACTTTTCAACATCTGCGCGTAGACGATCCTCACACTCTTGAGTTGTCCACTTAGTGCCGCTCTTTACGCCGTAGGTTGAACCAAATCCACAAGTCCAAACTCCCGCTGGGCAACGATATGAAGAGACAGTGCCATCAGGCTGCACACGATGCAGACCTTCAAACTTCTTTATGAGATTTAAACCGGATTCTGATGTTTTATTTGGTTGCATGTTGTACCTTTAAGCTGTTTGTGCATACGGCTGGTTTGTACTAGCAAAACCACCTTCAGCCGCACTACCTGCAGGGCTTAGTTCGCCCATTGCTGTGTTAGTCCCTTGAGATGGGATAGATTTCATTGCCAGAATAGCTCTATCAATATTAATCATCTTCTGGCCCATGTTTTGGCCTTGGGAATTAAAACGATTAAGTATTAGATTGCCTGTGTTATCTATTTCTCTAGTCAAGGAAGTACCGTTGGCTTCGATAGAGTTTGTTATTAACTGCCCACTGTCATCAAAAGCATTACCTAGCTGGTGAAAGTCTTGTCGCAGTCCTGTATCTAAGGTTTCTATGTCTGAGGCTAGTGTGGCGAGGTCTCTAGTTTGAACCATCTGGTCACTACTGATCCCAGTAGCTACTTCTGTGGTAGTCTTTTCGGCACGGGCGAAGCCAGTGTCTACTTGGCTTACAATCTTATCTTGTACACCAGACACCTGATTACTTATAGCATCGGATTGTGCAAAGTTAGCGGCGTTAACATCTCTAAAGCCGCCCTCTAAAGTTGTGGTTACGTCAGCCTCAGACTGATCTATCTGGTTGCCTAGTCTATTCTGACCTTCTGAAGCTGCCTGTGCGTACAGACCAATATCTTCTCGTAGTCCTGTATTGTAATTTTCGGCTGCAGTGGCTGCGTCTGCCCTAGACTGATCTGCAAGAGCATCGTCTTCTTCATATCTGTCTACATAATTATCAAAGCTAGTTTTAAACGTGTCTTGTACAGACTCCAGACCTTCTTGGTTTTCCATGATAGAGCCTGCATAAGTATCTGCAGTTCCCGACATTGTAGAAATGTCACCCTGAATAGCCGTCTGACCTGCAGCCCGTGCTGCCTCATTATCAACAGCCTGTTGGCCTATGTCAGCAAAACCTGCATCATTAAGAAGCCTGTTATCAGCAGAGGCCTGATCTCTGGCGGCTGTAGCGGTGTTAAAGCCACCGTCCATTTGATTACTAAGCTCAGTCTGTCCGGTATCTACATCCTGAAAGCCCTCATCAACAGCAGTCCTCATGCCTGTATTAGCCTGATCTACAGTATCAAAACGAGTACCTAAACCTGCAAAGCCTGCGTCCTGTCCTGTCTGTAGTCCGGTAATTCCCGCATTGGCAGTAGCCATGTTTGCAGCGTTTGCAGCTTGATTAGTATTAATAGTATCAAACCTAGCACCCATACCTGTATTGTAGGTTCCCATTAGACCACTAAGGTTGCTGAACCCTTCGTCCAGTACACCACCTAGGCCTGCTGTATTAGTATTAATCGTACCAACATCTGTAGCAAGGTTACCTACCGCTGTGTTTACTCCACCCACAGCAGTGTTTAGACTGTTAATTCCAGTGTTATTAGAATTAACACCTCCCATTATTTCGGCCTGCCCAGTATCTAAGTTTGAATACTGAGTGTCGCCAAGACCTGTGTTAGTTACAGTGACGTTCTTTTTTTTAAAAAGTCCCATTGCAGGTTTCCTATTTCATATGTTTCTGGGGAAAACCTATGACTAAGGTCTAGGTTATATTATAACACTTAACTAGGTGTTATACAAGTAGCTTAGGCTGCGTCTTTAACTGGCTGTGGAGTAGCATCTACTACTGCCTGTGCTGTATCACGCTCTGATACATCAGTCGTAATAAGAGGGTTCTCAATAGTTTCCATTGTAGGCTCAACCAAAGGTTCATCTGCAAACACTAAGCGGTCTATGGTAGCGACTACAGGATCAACAGCCGTTGCCGTTATAACATCTATCATAACATTGACTATCTGGCCCGTGGCATCATCCCAGACCTGTTCACCAGTTGGCTGGCTTTCAGTAACCTCAGTGCGACCAACAGATACGATGTACTGTGCTAGTCTGGCTGTGGCTGTCTTGTAGTCTGCAAGCTGTTGGTTGAACAACCAAGTAGCCGCTTTTGTAGCCATAGGTTCTGGTACTGTATCCCCCCAGAATGACCCGTCTGTAGCTGTTGCTGCTAGGATACCATCATAGTGCCGATTATCTGGGTCTAAGGGGATTGACATCTGGATACCGTCAATGGTTGCTTTAATAGATAAGGTAATACTGTTCACATCAGTGTCGTATTGTGCCGATGTAATGTTCATAAGTTCTTCCATAATTAAATCTCCGCATCTGCTGAAACAGATAAACTACGCACTTGGGCTGATATTGAGTGTATGTCTGACGTAGCAACGGTAAAAACGAGTCCCACTGCTGCTGTTGAGCTAACAGACGCTACAGAGGCTATAGTGTCGAAACGAACTCCCGGTTTATGCATATCTGTATATGTTACGGTTAATGCGGGTGCTGTTCTCATAGTGACAGGTAAAGATATCTCCTGAGAATACTGTTTAGTACCGTTGCTATTTGTCTGTCTAATATATGCGTTGTAGGTATGACCTCCAGCATTATCCACCTTATAAAAGTACCGCTGACAAGCCGCCAGTTCTTCACCGAAATTTCTGTGTTCGAAGGGCGTGGCTTTGCCTACTTCTAGTTGGATACCTGTGATTTGCACATAGTTGTTCGCCGTAGCACCAAGGTTGACAGTTAGACCCCCAGTCAATCGGGCGTAGTTACTGTCTGTGACCCAAACACCCCCCGTAGTGCCATTTGTTCCTAAGGCAGACGTTGCCCCAAACCACAGAGATAAAGTCAATCCCCCCGCGTTTGTGGTGGTTATTGCGGCAACAGTGTCTCCTTGAAAAGTTAGTTCTTTCTTTTCCCAAACCCCTGCACTGTCTATAGTGAAATTTAGGCTGGCCTGTCTCCCTGAGACGTGGCTTTCTAGGGAACTAGAATACGTCCCAGTGACGTTAGACTTTATCCAAAATGAAACACTAAGAGGCTTTGCATCATTTGCTCCATACGCAAGTTGATTTACATCTTGCCCCTCTATGCTGTGGTATAACCGAAGCTGGTTTGGGCTACTATCTCCCGATGTACACAACGCTTTAAAGCTGTATTTAAAACCACTGGGGGCATCTGATTCCCTACTGACAGTCCACGTTCCCGAACTTGTAACTTTAAAAGGGTAACGATCTGTTGTGTAAGTATTACCGCTACTAATACCCGTAAAAGAAGTGCCACGTTGCCAAACTTCCATACCCCCGTTTATGTTCAAGCGTCTCCTACCAGCACCAATCAGGTTAAACTGTTCCTGCGGTGTCTCTGCACGAAGCATAGCCTCGCCAGCTATCCCGCTTGGTTTGTGGAGGTCAGCTAACCCCTCCCGAATGTTAATAGCTGGTTTACTTACTTTAACTGTCATTGTTTACTCCTCTGCCACTAAACTGTTGCTGGCACTGATTGCTGCACCTACGGCAGTTGTTGTGTTTTCTACTCTGCATAGACCTTGGAAGACGCTACGCCCTGCGCTTGTGCCAACGTGGAGCAAGTCTGTGGTGTCATCGTATGCTAATGCTGTGACTGCATTTGAGGAGCCGTGGAGAGTTGCCTGTGCGCCTGTCTGAAATAGGAACTTCTCATCGTTGTAGATTTTGGTGATTTGCTCTTCGGATGGGGCTGTGGCTGAAGAACGGAATAGACTTAGAGACCCGTCTGCAAGAACGTCGGTACTATTAAACCGAGTACCTATCCTTAATGGCACGTTGGTGTCCCCAGACAAATTAGTAGTAGTAACAACAGAGCCTTTCAATATTCCATTGATATAAATCTTCATCGTTCCGCTGGTTCTAAGAAGCACAACTTGAAACCACGAGCCGTTAGGTACAACTACACTGTTTATTACTCCATTATTGGTATAGCCATTAATACTAGTACCGTTACCAAAATAAACAGTTACTCGCTGCGTTCCATCACCATTAGACCTGTCAAAAATATATCCAGCAGAATTACCCGTCTTTTTAGCCCAGACGGTATAACAAAAGTCGCCTGCTCCGTAGGCTAAACCAGCGTTATACGGCTGTTGCAGATAGTTACTGCTAGAGAACCCACTGTACGCCACCAAATCCGCACCAGTAGCCACAACCGTTTTGGTCACAGTGCCGTATACTTCTAGACCGTTGCCGTTCACACTTCGGTCTTTTTCGGCTATGCGTAATGATACGTTGTCGTAGAAAGCAAAATCAGTGCCGCCATCCCAAGCATACAATCGAAGATAAGTGGATGTTGTAGTCGCAATAAAGGTTCTTGCATATGTGCCTGTGCCTTGTTTTCCCGTAGAGAAATAATAGTAAGCATCAGCACCACCCGTACCAGTCCCTAAATACACTCCACCAGCATCGTTACCGTTTGTGATGGTGTAAGTAATTACATAGCACCTTCCGACAACCGTAGTAAGCGTTTGAGAAGCGTAACCCCCCAGAACTTTAAGTCTATTACTATCAATGCTTAAAGTGGCAGTACCAGCCCACCCAGTAGTATTACTAGCAAACGTACCATTCGTCACCAACTCTGCGCCAGTAACATTGGCTGTATCGGTGTCGCTCAAGGTGGCAAGTTTTATGGCCCCGTTCATCCAGCCTGTTTGATAATCAGAAGCTATAAAGTTAAGCATGGTGCTTGTAGGTGGGGTAGTTTCATCTGTTAGGATGAGTTTAACGCTTGTACCTATAGAGTTCTCTGAAAGATCATTAATACCGACAGTAGTAGGGTGTAGGATAACATCGAACGACACACCGCTGTCTGCATAGGCTACAGTTTCTGCCCCACGTTGGTAGCCGCCTTGTGAGTTAGTAAGATCAGAGGAAGGTATGTCATAGTACACCTTTACCATCCTCTGCGTAGCAACATTGTTCTGAGAATAAACTAGATGGTTTTTCCTGTTAAAATATATATTCTGAGAATTATTATAGTTAGCATAAGTAATATCTACAACAGTTCCATTATCCCGTATAATGCTAACATTTGCGGCAGTAGCCACCGCTATGGTTGGCACAGGTAGTCCAGTAGCAGCATCAATCGGGGCGTTGTCTAGCACGGTCATGGCTACATCGTTGACTGTGTTGTTTACGATAGCCATACTACTGTCTGTAACAGTGTAGCCCGACCCATCTGTATTTCGATTTACTAGGCCTGTTTGATTAAAGCGGGTTAACCCCCCAGTAGAAAACTGGTAAAAATCATCGTGTATAAAACTAACATACCCTAACGCACGTTCCGACCCAGAACGTCCATTTAGAAATACTCCGTTAAAAGCACTTACACTAGAAACTCCCTGTCGTACTGCTCTTGGGCCACCACTACCAGTAAACACCATCCACATAGGCAGATCAGGATCGTCACCATCGTAGATCGTAACATTGTTAGACTCAGCCACAATAACAGCAACAGATGGGAACTCCTTGCGAGAACTACGGGTGCTAGATGCCGCCTCATTGTACCAGCTTGTATGCTGTGTACGCTTACGCCATGCACCGCCATCGCTATCCTTAGAGGTGTCGTATACGAATACGTCTACCGCTGTGTCGGAAATGTCTTTGGCAATAGCCAGAAAAGAGGCTTCATCCACGTTTAAGATGTCTGCAGTAGCTGTACCCGTGAAGGTGGGGCCAGCAATAGGAGACTTAGTATTGATCTGTGTTTGGATGGCTGAACTAACACCAGCAACATGATTTAACTGTGTAAAAGTTGGCGTAAGGTCTACACCCGCAAGAGAGAGTGTTCCGGTGAAGTCAGGACTAGCCAGAGGTGCAGCACCAGTTACTTCAGCAACGGCTATCGCTCCATCTGCTAATTCAGCACCATCCGCGATAGTGTCTGCAAGTATTCGTGCTTTACTCATAGCTAGTCCTCATTTTTAATTACGCAGCTTCTTTGATTTCAACACTCTGAGAGATCATGCTCACAAACGCACTGCGACCTACACGAAGTTGGTCTATGTTAAACTGTGCGCTACTTAGTTTTCGATCTAAGTCATTTATGTGGTTAATAATAATCTTCTGTTCGTCTGTCATATCTTGAATAATATGCTCTATTTCATTAATGATAATTACGGGGGCTTTTTCTTTTTTTCCCATAGTAGTCTCCAGTTTAGGTTAAGGGTTTTCTAGTGTAGCTTCAGCGTCAGCTTCAGCCGTTACTTCAGCCGCTGTCTTAGCCCAGCCGCGAAGGAAGGCATCAGTAACGATTAGCTCTCTTGACGCTGGTATAGCCACGCCTTCGTCCAATGCACGGGTAGTGTACATCTGGACGATCTCGTCAGTAGAAATACGAACTTGATTGACTACAATGTTATCCACTAAATCTTGCGGAGATATAAAGTGTTTATCCAGTGCTAATTTTTCGGTATTCGTTAAAGTTACAGAGTATGTGTGTGTCATTTTTCATCCTATCCTAATAAATACCCAGACCAGTGGAAGTGATGCGTAGAACCTCCCCAAGTACCGGAAACTGCAGAAAATGCATAAAGCGTAGCAAATTGACCCGCAGTTAATTGTAAAATAAACGAAGCGTTTTCCATAGGGGTGTCAATATTGGAGTAGTTACCTCCACCACCATTACCTACGTTACCATTATTGACATATACGCTATACATATATCGGTTATTTGCTGTTCCCCCATTTATATTGGCCCAACCTCCTACCATAAATAAATAACGGCCCGTAATAGGTGCTGTAAACCGACCTGCGCCAGTCCCACTATTGGCATAGTGACTTCCAACATTAACACTTACAGTGCTTATGAAGGGGCTGATTGCTTGCCATGCGTTAGCATTTTTACTGAAACCAGTACTGTAAGCATAAAAATATGGATTTAATGGCTTGGTTACCTTGCCTTCTGAGGTTATCTTTATCGCAGGTCTATTAGCCCCCCCGTTGGTGCGGGTGGAGATGTTCATATTGAACCCATATTGACCACTGCTAGTGTTGTCTTTTAGAGTTTCGATACTACCAGAGGTTGTGGAGTCATTGTTGGAAGTATACTTGCCAACAAAATTCAAACCGCCGCCATTCCCCGCTGTAGATATAGCATTAGCGTCTTGAATATTAAGTATTCCACTAGGATAGCCGCTCGTTGCTTTAGTACCTACGACATGAATTGCGCTATTAGGGGCCGCTGTGCCGATCCCGACATTAGAGTTACCGTCTATAACAAAAGCTGGATCAGTAGCACCATTACCTATGTGAAACAGACCAGAGCCTATAACTCCTGCACTAATGTCAAAAGCACGAACTCCGAAGTGGTTTAGGGTAACTGTCGATTTGTCATTTGAAGCATTTCCTCGAAGATAAACTTTGTTAACATTGCTGTTTGTAGAGGCGGGTAGAAACTGAATGTCTAGAGCATCTGGGCCTATTTTGACGCTGTTAGAAAAACTAGAAGTGCCATCTTCTGTAACTTTAAACAGTTGAGTACCAGTATTAGATTGTATGTTAAATTCTCTATTTGTCTGGTCGTTGTTACTGTCAAACTTCATTAAAATGCTTTGGGTGCTAAGAATGTTTAAATTGCCAGATGCGTTGTTAATAGCATCAACATTTAATGCACCCGTCATTGTACCACCAGCCTTGGGTAAAGCGTTTGTAGCTAACACCCCATCGGCTGCTACATCTCTTCCGTCTACAGTCCCTGTAACTGTAATGTTTCCTGTAGCTGCTAAACCAGAAGAAGTAATATCTAATCGCTTTGTACCACCCGTAGTGAAGCTGACTGTTTCGTCGGCCCCAAAGAACATGCCTGTATTCAGATCGCCTGTGTTAGTGACTGCTGGGGCTGATGCCGTACCGTCTGGTAGTTTTAAAGCCCCTGAAGCCATTGTCAGGGCAGTTAGCCCAGTAACAGAGCCACCAGTGATAGCTACTGCAGAACCTGACTGACCAGCAAAGTTACCAAAGACTTCAATCTCTACAATATCGTTTGCTGTAGCATTAGCGGCTAGAGTTATTCTATTATTGGCTGCACTCACAGTATAGTCTGTGCCACCACCTTTA